CAGACCTAACTCCTATTGCTGTTTTAGATTGACCTGTAATAATACCTTCATTTCCAAGTGAATCGGTTATTCTTTCGTATGGAATAAAATCAAGATTAACATTTTCTACAAAAAATACTTGATTTGAAACTAAAAGTTTTGTATTCTCTAATGTATATCCCCAACCGCCTTCTGCCAAGTCATATATGATTTCGCCTTCTGCTTTATCGGATACTGCAGTAACGATTGCTTTTCCGCCATAGCCTGTAGTGCTTTCTACTGGAAAAATGTCTCCGACTTTATTACCAGTGGTACCGCCTGCAGTTGTGTCAATTTCTATTTCAGAAAAAGATCCATTAACTTGTCCAAAAGATACAACTTCTCCATTAATATTAGTTACAATTTGTTCGTATTTTTCAAATTGACCTTGTACTTGATCTATATAAATGATCGGTGTTCTAACTTTATAAAGTAGCACTATATTAATTTTATCAACGGCCGCCTTTGCGCCGGTGACAGATCCCGTAATGTTTCTTGCAATTAAATCTTTATAAGCGTATTCAATTCCGCTTTGACTCTTAAACACTCCTGTATTTGGATACAACTGTAAATAAACGCCAGTGTTCCAATTAGAAGACGACGGTTTAAACATTTTAGTTGCTGGGTATTCAACAATTACATTTTCATTGAAAAATAAACTAAAGAACAATTCTATGCCATCGCTTGTTCCCTTGCGTTGATGCAAATCATGTATGTTTCTTACAATAATATCAACCGCGTCTTCTTTATAAGGAAGATCTGGCAAATATTTTTTCTGAAAAAACACAAGCATCTGTTTTGCAGTGTATGCAATATCTCGATACTCAAACATTCGACGGGCATTATAATGGCTGGCCTTTGTATCCGTTTCCATCCATTTATAATATTCTTTAACGAGATCTACAAGCTCAGCGCCATTTTCCCTATAATATGCAGGGAATTGTCTATCAATTAAAAACGAAATGTTTTTATAAATTAATTCGTTTGTGTAATATGGCACAGCTTATATACTCTTAATTGATGTTTGTTGAAACGGAGTCTTTTGACTGTTGTTCTTCAAGAATCATTTTAACCCTTACATCTTCATCACGAATAACAAATACACGACCTAATGGAGACTTGATATCTCCTGACTTTGTTCTAGCCTTGATTTTAATACCTGATCCGCTGTATCTCGTTGCAAAAAATTTAATCAATTTTACTTCACCAGTTTCATAATTAACCGTTCCAGCGTTTGGATTTAATACTTCAGGATTAACTTGGTCAAATGTAATTACCTGAATATTACCCAAACCATCATCTTGTAAATATACGCAAGTTTCTCCAATATCAAAAGTACTACTTTCAATTGCTGGCTTGTATTCTGTAAATCCTGAAGATTTAACAAAAGGATAAGGTTTAATCAATTGTGATTCAAACTTAAACGTAGGATTTGCAACAGCACCAAAATTTGGTGAATATTCAATAATTGGTCTTGCTGTAATAACATTACTTAAAATTGCAGAATCGATATCATCGATTAATTTTGCAAGCTTTGATCTTCTAAATGTTTTATTAAACTCTTCAAGATTATCATCGGAATATGTACCAACTTTTTGACGAATTAAAGTTTCTAATTCGCTAGTTGATTTATTTAAAAGTTTTGTTGTATAATATGCATTAATTTCAACATCTGCAAATAAGAATTCTGTTTGGACAAACACTGGCTCAATACCTATTGGACTGCGACCGATAAGATAATTAATATAAGTATTAGCTAATGTGTTTGAAATTAAACGAGTGTTGTCTCTAAGATATACTGAAATTGCAACTTTACCAAATTGAGGTGGATTTAATTGATCTCCGCTGTACGCGGCAACTGCTGTAATTTCTGGAAACTTTTGTTTGAGCAATGTCTCATAGTCGCCAGAAGTAACTGCTCTTTGTTGAACTTGCAAAGATTTTGGCGCATTGAATCTAATTGATTCTAAAGATTCTCTTTCAGCACCTCCAGCCGCCGGCGAAATTGTTGTTACACTAATTTGAGCATCTTCAATAAAAGAAGCAGTGAAAGAATTGGCGCCATTTCCTTCTTCGCCACTCGTAACTCTGTATCTTACACGAACGTCTTGAAATTCTTGTGGCTGTTCGCCATAAATGTCTTTACCAAAATAAATTGCATAACGATTGTCAAAATACGGCTCAACATAAAATACTTTGTCTGTTGGCCCAACGCCAAAAATATCTTCTGCATAAGTAAATACATTTTGGTCATCGGTTGCTTCTGCATCAACAAACACCGCGATTGTATCAGTATCGCAATTATCGTTTGAAAGTGCAACCTTTAATACGCCGTCATCGTCGACAATAAAACCTTCTCTTTGAAAACTTGTTAACATTTGGCCTTCAAAAATTTCAATGTCTTCAGTCAAATATTGATTTGGGCCAGTCCTTCGAGCAAGGTGTACCTTGTCAGTAATAAAAGTAAAATTTGTACCAAGATATGTTGTATTAAAATTAGAATATGCTGGTATAGTAACCGTCTCTGGTGCTGCTTCAGTTTCAGCATAATTCGTAAGTATTGTTGCGCGCACAACCGCTTTTGCAGATTTTCTTGATCTTGGCAAATAATTTAATTCTTTTGCATGAGAAACAACAGAATTAGTTAATACGGCTGTATCAAGAAACATTTCATTGATTGCCATATTCGTATAAAAATTATTCTGATACGTATTAAAAGCTAAAACATCGAGTAATACACTTAAGTTTGAGCCTTCAAAATTATAATCTTTAAACTGTGTTTGAGTTTTTAGATAATCCTTCAAACTAGTTTTAATAGCATCAAAATCTAATTCTGTTATTGGGGCATTAGGCTGTGCCATTATCTTATCCTTTCTAAAATAACATCTAACGTTATTGGTTGTTCTAAGTTTATAACATAAAATTTTACTATAATTGAAACTGTATTATCGTCTATACCTGAAGCAACCTCAACATCAATAAGTTCTGCTCTTGGCTCGTATGCTCTGATTGTTGTTTTAACACGGTCTTCAATTAATTTAAGGGTCGCAGGTGTTATGTTTTCAAAAAGCATTTCGCGAAGGCCGGCACCAAGAAAAGGCTGTAATAATCTTTCTCTTCGATCTGTCAATAAAAGATTTCTTATTGAATCTTTGACGGCGTCTTCATCTTTAAGAATAGTAATATCTTCAGAAATTGGACTTTGCGCAAGATCTTTTCTAAAATCCGAATATATTGTCGCTCGTTTTTTTAACGGTGTTATAGCTTCAATTGTCATTATTGATTACTCGTAGGTCTTTTTATTAAGTCTAAATAAATTGTACCAGAAAGTGGTTTAACTGTTTTAAATCCTGCCTTCAAAGCCAAGTCAATAATTTCCTGTTCGTCCGAAACACTATAAAGGTTTTCAATTTCAACCGCCAAACCTGACATCATAGTAGATTCTTTAGATCCACCAATTTCATCGTTATACTGCTTGCTTCTAAAACCATTAGTAACATTTAATTGTTCTTCTCCATCTGGCAAAGAAGCTTGAAACCTCATTAGAAAAACCTTGAGATCCAAATCGAGTTTAACCCATCCTTCGAGGCCACATAATTTATCGTCTATAAAAGAACCCGTTATTTTAACCCTAGGGTCGCTGCCTTCTTTTACGTCTTTACACTTTGGCAGTTTTGCGTATTCGGCCATGGTAGGCCTTTTAATATTATAAGGTTCTTCTTTATTTGGTGTATATGCCTTAGAGGATGGGTTTTCCCATTCTTCCTCTATTCTATTTATTTCCTCTTTTCTCTTTTCATCTGAAAAACGTACAGCTCCGGCTTCAACAGCGCCAGCAGTATTCATATTTGAAATGATTTTTAATCTTTGAGAAATAATAAAATACTTATTAGAGTATGTACTTAATGGTTGTTTAATTGCATTTAATAACGCTTCAATTTGCGACGCAAAGCCACAAAACCTTTTAATCATTAATAATATTTCTTCTAAACCCGGATTTTCAAAAAGACCTACAACATAATCAATTAAATCTTTGACCTTTTTCTTTAAGGTATCTTTGTTTTCGTCATTAAAAAACAAACACATTTCTTCACGTGTTGTCATAATTTTCTTAACAATGTTTTCGTGAAGAAACGTATCAATGTTTCCTATGATCCCTTCAATATTAAAGTTTTCAATTTGTTGTGCAACTTTATCAAATGCTTTTGTAACTTGTTCTATTAATTTTTCTTTAATCTTTTCAATCAATGCTTTAACTGTCAATTTTTCAATTGCGGATTTTAAGAAATCTTCAAGGTTTCTAATCTTACTTAAAAATTCTAAAGCATCAGTAATTATTTTACCAATTTCTCCTAATACGTCAAAGAAGGCGTCCAATGCTGCAAAGATATTATCTAAGCTATTACAAAATCCACCTAATACGCTATTAGCAAACGATTCACCATAATAAGAATCAAATTGAAAAAATAAATTTGAATCATTGCGATTACATTTATCTGTATAATCCGCTGGTGTATAATTGTATTCATTTAAGAAGTCAGATAATTCAAACGCAGTGATCGGTCCTCTATTAATTCTATTATCTAAAATAGGATATTCATTACTGTCAACAGTATTAGTATTAAAAAATACACCTGTTGCATTAAGAGCATCTGTGAAGTCATCTTGACCATAGCGATTAACTAATCTTTCTAAAGGAGCCTTTATACTATCCTGTTCAATTTGCGCAATTAAATTATCCGCAAAAATATCAACTTGCCGAAGAGTAAATTCTCCTTTAGTATTAACAGAAGGATAACCTCCTGATAATGCTAGTCTTGTGTTGCCTGCCTGATCTAATGGATCTAAACAATCTTCTTGCATCTTATCACCTTTCGCTTTCTGGGTCAGGAGAAACATAACCTGCGGAATTTAAACTTCCTCCAGGATTATAATTAGCAATTCTTGTCGATTGCGTTATTGGTTCAGGCATCTGCGCTGGTTCTGGACCAGGCCAGCTAGGAATACTTGGTACACCAATTCCTGCAGGAACTGGCGGAACTGGGACAGGAATTGGCGGAAACGCAAGGCCTGAACCTAATGCAATAAGATCATCCGCAGCAACAAAGGGAGCAGTTAAACTCAAATACGTTGATGAACCAATTGATATCGGCGCGGTGCAATCGATTTGTAGCGGGCCTATTGAAGAAATATCAGTTACACCAAGAGATTTGATAAACGTTGCGCCGCCAGTTTGAATACTTGTTGCACCGCCAGTGATTAAACTTAATGCGCCCCCGGTTGTTATATTAGTAAATGTGCCTGATGCAAGATTAAACCCTGGTGACGTTAATGTTGGCGAAGGAACGCCGGTAAACGGCAAAGGCGGTAAAGGTGTAACTGGTGGAAGAACGCCAGACATTGAAATGTACATATTACTTCCAACAACGTGTGTATCAAACAAACTCGTTAATCGCATTGATGTTGTACTATATGCGTCAAAAGTTTCAAATGCAGTAAAGAATATTTTACGCGCCGTTGTTGTAACGTCATAACCTGCATACATTGCAATTTGCTTATCTGCTCTAAGTCCTAACGTTCCAGCGTTTGCTTCAATTTTAACATCTCCACCGCGTTGTTGTAATTGCATTGAAGCGTTATGATTTATTTGAGTGCCATCGACTTGAATCATTCCGCCGACTAACAATTTGTAATCACCAGTGATATGTTCGGTCTTATTACCTTCAACATATACGTGCGC